CGCTATCATCAGCATCAAGTAATAATTTTATTTCATTTATTAAACCTACTTTTTCACCGGCTTGTGTACCTGGGTCAAATAAATCAAAATTCTTATCTATAACAGATTTTAATCTGTCAACTAAATTAGCTATTTTTTCTCTTTGAGCAGTTCTAACAGCACCAGATCTAGAACAATAAACTTTTGCTATATTACCAAATTTAGCAGGCATATTTAATGTTCTTGCCTCATAATCTTCTTTACTAACACATCTAGCTTGGCTTGATATGTGTCCCATAGATCTATGTCTTATTTCTTCTATACTTTCACCTGTTGTACCACCAGAAGCAGGAGATGTATTTGTTACAGTTATATTTGTAGCACTACCATCTATGGTTGTAGGTGTTGTATTCAAAACTATCAATTCATTGGATGGTATATTAGCAGATATACCACCACCAATTCTATACTTTATTGTTAAATTTGTAAATGATGGGGCTTCTCCTAATGTGCCATAAGCATCACCCATTAAAGGATCAATATCAGATTCCATATTTTCTTCACCACCAGGCAAATTAATTCCAACTTGTTCTACTGCTAAAAAGGAAGCTCCAAAGGAATTACCATTTTTTAGTATTCCATTACCAAAAACTAAAGACATTTTTGAATTTTCACCTATCTCCGTTACAAACCTTTTAGATGTTTTTATATATTCCAAAGAATATGGTACTGGTGTTTTTATTGAAGTAGAACCACCAGGAACAGTATAAGCTGTATTTCTATCATCATCTGAACTATAGTGTTTTTCTTTTGGTACTTTATCTTGCGCTAAACTGTCAACTTCATACCAAACATTGTTATTAGAATCTATAACACTTACAATTTCAATAACATTTGTTTCAGGTAAGGTTATTTTTTTAAATTTTTCAGGAGATTTTATTTGAAAATTCATAGATTTAGTTTCACCTGATATAGCTTTTACTTTTCTTTTTAATGTATAGCTGGTTGGAACTCCAGTATTTGGATCTATCTCTTTAACAACCGGCACTGGATCTGAAGAAGAACTAATTTTAAAATCTACAATATCTAATGTTTCGAATATTAAATTGGTATCTGTAGCAGATGTTATTTTCATACCCTTATCAATTATACAACAATTAGCATCAGCATAATTAGGTTGTCCTGTAATAGACGCTCCAATAGTATTAGTAACGGTAATATCAACATATGCTGGTGAAATTGGATTAACTTTATATCCATGTGATTTAGCTAAAGTTAATATATTTTTTCTTTCTTCAGCTAATGGTAACATCATTTCTTTATATTGATTATCAATATAAAAATTTAATACATCTCCAACATAAGCAGATAATTCAATCAACATCATACCAGGTGATGTTTCATTAAAATCTTTATATGTATTTGGAAAATAAGCTTTAGTATATTCTATAAGCGCACTCTTTAAATCATTAAAATCTCTACCTATATAATTAACATTACTATTTTTTATTTCTTTTTTCGATAAAGCCATTTTTTATTCTCCGATTATGCTGTGTCACCAACACTTGTTTCTACCTGTTCATTTGTAGTTGGATCCTTCTGTAAGCTGAAATCAACTAATATATTTAATCTACTTCTAAAATCACCCTGTTCATTTTCACTCATTTTTACTTCTATATTATTAATTAATAAAAATGGTAACCAATAATTTATACTATCCATTATTACTTGTTGAATTTCTTCAACAATTTCTTGACTAAATGGCTCAAACAAAAATCTTTTTAATCTGACTCCTAAATTTGGTTGCATTACTCTTTCACCCATTTCCGTATTCAATAGATTCAGTAGATTTTGTTTTACAGCTTCTAAGGTTGTTTTAGTGGAAGCTTCTTGACCATTATCTAATATTATGGGAAGTTGTAATCCTATAAAAGTATCTACATCTCTATCAACCCCATACCAATTTTCTGCGTTTTTTTCTATTATAGCCAATTATTATCTCCTATACTTTTCCTTGTTTTTTATCCACCGCTTTCATTAATTCTCTATAATCTTTCTTTAAAAAATCTGGTTGTTTCCCATCAACAGTTACAGGCGCTTCTGGATTACTATTCATTAAATCAGAATAAGCACCACCCATTAAATCACCCATTCTTTCAGAAGTAAATTTAGAACCACCCATTGTTTCCCACTCATCGGAAGCTGTTTCATTTAGTACTTCATTTAAAACTGGATTGTTTGAAAAATTCTGTTTCTTTGGTGGTTTAGGTTTTTGTATTTGTTGCGTTGGTTGTTTTTTAACCTCACCAATAAGTTCTTTTAAACCCAAACGGATTTCTTCTCTTACTACTTCTCTTATTACCATTTTTAGTTGACTCATTTTCATAACTTTGTTTCTCCTATATTAAGGTTAATCTTCATCTTGATAAAATCCATATCTTTTTCCTTTATTTTCTATAATATCTTCTACAGTAACTTCATCATGAATATTAAGTAAGCTTGGAATAATATTTTCATTAAATTGATATCCACAAAGATCACCCAACTGAACACATAATTCATCACATTTAATTTTTTGTTTTAAACACTGTTCACTACCTGGATTCTCATCTTCACATTTTCTTAATTTAATCAGACATTCATTATACCCAAATACTAATCCCATATCACCCCAAGTACCACCAGCAGATAAACACTCTTCAGGTGTAAGTTTTTTTGTTGTTCCATCTGGTAATTTACATTCAACCAAAGTAACAGCATCACCAGTAGTAGTATCATCGGTTTTACCTAAAATATTATCCCAATCTTCTGCAGATTTTGACATAGCACTATTTGCTACATCTTTTGATTTATTTTGTTTATTTAAAAACATTGACAATAAATCATAAACTAATTTAATTACTGCATAAATTTTTATTACATTAAAAAGTCTAGACACCACTTTAAATGCAATTGGCCACATTTCTTTTAGTTTAGTTTGACAAGCTAATATAATTTCATTACAAACAACTTTAAAGCTGTCAAGACTAATCCCAGTTCCAAAAGCTATAGCTATAGATGGAATCATACCTAATATTTTTGTTATAACCATAGTAATGACCAAACCTATAATTATAGCAAAAACACCAATAGCAACAGCAATTAATGTCATTACAATTACACTTATACCTGAAATTATAGCATTCAAAATTGTTACAATTCCATTTATTAATGGAAGAGCTTCTGCTGGATTCATAGCCAATAAAGCTCCACTCATAATCATAATTATTAATTCTAACAAATGTTTTCTACATTCTTCTAAAACTTTTTTAGCCTCAGAATCCACTAATTTCTTTACTAACCCTTTAACATCAGGAATACCTGGAACTTTAAGTTCTCCTATTTTAGAAAAAGCTTTTGCTTGGGTTTGCAACTGTTTGATTAAATCAGTTTGTTGCGATACATCAAAAGCTTTTAGTGGTGTTATTCCAGCGGTACTAATCATTATTTTTTTATCTCCACACTGTTACTTAAAATTGTTTGTTTTAAACCATAAGCTGGATCTAAACTATCACCACCGAGTATATCATATAATGCCTGTTCAACTCCTCGCATAAGTTCTACCGATTCACCAACACTTTTATTCCCCTCCACAGCTTCAGCTGTAAGTAAAGCTAAACTTTGTATTTCATTTATAATCATAGACAAAGCTACCACCAAACCATTACCAAGAACAGCATTGTCCATCATATCACCTTTATCTGGGTTTCCTAAGAAAATTGATGGTTGTGAATTACCAGCATCATCTACATTTAATCTACCATCTATTATTACAGCACCAGGAGAATCAATATGAACAAAAGGTGTATCCTTTATAATAAAACTTTCAGCAGCTCTAACAAGAATATTTTTACTTGTAGAAAGAGTCATTGAACTACCACATCCAATGTGAATATGATTAAATGCTGATAAAAATATACTATCTTTTCTAGCATTAAAAGTTATTCTATCAGATGATGTGAATATTTGATCTTTTTGATAATTATATATAGCTTCTTCAACATCAAATGATTTTTCTTTTTCACTAACACCACCTCTACCCAAATAATGAGAATAAGATTCTCTTATAGATCTTAATGGATTACCTTTTCCATCATTACCTGGATATATTTCTTCATCAGCCAATGTAAAATCATATTTAATAAATTCATTACCAGTGTCTTTCCAGTCATCGTAAAAATGATCTCGTATACTTCCATATTTAAACATTGTAAATATAGAACCATCCAAACTTGTTTCATAATTATTTGATACTTCTCTACCATTTGAAATAATTAAATATGGATTTATATTTCTACTACCAATT